GAAGCCAAGAGCCGTGTGGAAACACAGATGATGACAATTAAGCAAATCATCAAAAAGGCTCGTGAAGAAGGCGACATTGACACAGAGACTGAGGCGCAAGAGCGTTTAATGTCTTTGATGCACGAACAACGTGAAATTGGGCAGTATTTGGAGCGTGTTCCACAACAATCGGTCCAACAACCACCTCCTCAACCACAACAATTTCAACAACAGCAACAGTTCCAACAGCCCGTCCAGCAAGCCTCGCGCCCTGATTCTAAGGCCGAGGAATGGGCAGAGCAGAACCCTTGGTTTGGCCAGGATTATGCTATGACTTATGCTGCTTGGGGGATTGACAAACAGCTCCGTGAAGCAGAAGGCTTTGACGGATCGTCAGATGAGTATTATGATGAGCTAAATCGGAGAATTCGCGGGCAGTTTCCGCAGAAGTTTTCCGCACAAACTAACAGAGCGCCAAAGCAGAACGTGCAAGCGGTGGCGCCTGCAGCCCGGTCTTCCGGGGTCAACAACAGTGCACGCCGCAGCGTAAAGCTTTCTCCAAGCCAAGTCGCTATTGCTAAAAAACTAGGTGTACCTGTAGAGGAATACGCCAAATACGTAAAGGAGTAACAAAATGTCTGATGTAAAATTTACTAAATCTAATCGTGCTGGTGAATCTCGTGAGAAAACCACACGCCGTAAACCTTGGGCACCTCCATCACGTTTGGACGCACCTCCACCTCCAGAAGGCTACAAATACCGCTGGATTCGTGCTGAAATTCAGGGCCATGATGACAAACAGAACGTGTTTAGCCGCATCCGTGAAGGATATGAGCTAGTTCGTTTGGAAGAATTGCCAGAAGAATACCAAGCTTCGATGCCTGCAGTAGATGAAGGCCGTAACAAGGGTGTTGTAGGTATTGGCGGGTTATTACTTGCCAAGATTCCGTTGGAAACGATTGAAGAGCGTAATGCTCACTATCGTGGACGTACACGTGACCAGTTGGCAGCAGTAGATAATGATTTGATGAAAGAGAACGCGCATTCAAGTATGCGCATTAATAAGGCCGAGCGTAATTCTCGTGTTTCTTTTGGTGGCCCTCGCAATTCAAGTGAGAGTTAACATGACTTTTAATCAATTTTATATGGAGTAACAAATGGCAAATACAAATAAAGCCTTTGGTCTTCGTCCTTTGAACAAGCTAGGTAGTAACTACGACTCACAAGGCGGCACACAGTACCGTATTGCGTCTAACACTACTACTGCTATTTTCCAAGGCGATACCGTAACATTCGGCGTATCTGGTAGCGTGTCTACTGGTTATATCGTTAAACACACCCCTGCTGCCCCAAACATTTTGGGCGTATTCTTGGGTTGTCAGTACACTGACCCAACAACTAAGAAGACAACTTTCAAAAACTACTACCCAGGTGCGGTAGTTGCTGATGACATCGTTGCTTTCGTAGTGGATGATCCTAATGCTCAGTTCTTGATTCAAGCTTCTGGTGTTGCGGGCAACGCTTGCGTTGGTCAAAATGCTAACTTGGTTCAAACTGTTGCAGGTAACACAACTTCTGGCGTTTCAGGCCTAGAGTTGAACACAGGTTCTTTGGGTTCAGCTTCTGACTTAAACCTTAAGATAACAGGTATCTCAGCTGTTCCAGATGAGAATGACGTAACATCCGCGTATGCAAACTTGATCGTTGTAATTAACGAGCACTTGTATCGTGGTCCAACTGCAGGAGTTGCATAATGGCTATTACACGCGCACAACTAGTTAAAGAACTAGAACCAGGCTTGAACGCTTTATTCGGTATGGAATACAAGCGCTACGAGAACGAACATGAAGAAATCTTTGAAATTGAAGATTCTGAGCGTGCGTTCGAAGAAGAAGTAATGTTGACAGGTTTCGATCAAGCTCCTGTTAAGGCCGAAGGTGCCGGTGTTAACTATGACACAGCACAAGAGTCTTTCACAGCTCGCTATACACACGAAACCATCGCATTGGCCTTCTCAATGACTGAAGAAGCAATCGAAGATAACCTCTACGATCGCCTAGCTTCACGTTATACAAAGGCTTTGGCTCGTTCTATGGCTCACACTAAGCAAGTTAAGGCAGCTTCTGTTCTTAACAACGCGTTCACTGGCGGTCAATACGCTGGTGGTGACGGTGTGTCTCTATGTAACTTAAACCACCCAACTGCTTTAGGTCCTAACTTCTCTAACACGCCAGCTACACAAGCTGACTTGAACGAGACTTCATTGGAACAAGGTATCATTGATATCGCTTCTTTCATTGACGAACGTGGCTTAAAGATTGCTGTTTTGGCTAAGAGATTGATTGTTCCAAAAGAACTTCAATTTACAGCCGAGCGTTTGATGAAGACAACACTACGTGTTGGTACTGCTGATAACGATATCAACGCAATCAAGTCTATGGGCTTAATCCCAGAAGGCTATGCAGTTAACCACTACTTGACAGATGTGGACGCTTGGTTCTTGATGACTGATGCACCTAACGGTCTCAAAATGTTCCAACGTACCGCTATCCGTACAGCTTTTGAAGGCGATTTCGACACTGGTAACGTACGTTACAAGGCTCGTGAGCGTTATTCATTCGGCTGGTCAGATCCACGTGGTATCTATGGTTCTTCAGGCGCGGCTTAATAGCTCGTCTTTTTACCAGGAAAGCCCTCTTCGGAGGGCTTTTTTCATAAGAACGTAACATATCTAAGTACAATGGTTAAATGAGATTACGCTACCTTTCTAATCCCCACAAATATAAGGCAGCGCTTACACATCTCCAAAAGAAATGTTTACCTCATGATGAGCCTTATGACATCTCAAAAGGATGGTGGTGGATTGCTTATGACGAAAACAAACCCGTGGCTTTTGCAGGCCTTGTAAGGTCTAGCTCGTGGGGCGATTGTGGTTATCTCTGCCGTGCGGGGGTTCTTGCAAGTTACAGGGGAAAAGGTCTTCAAAAAAAACTAATACGAATTAGAACTAAAAAAGCCAAAAAACTTGGGTATAAATGGCTTATATCGGACACTCGCGACAACCACCCCTCTGCTAATAGTCTGGCTAGTTTGGGTTTTAGAATGTTTACACCAACAAATCCTTGGGGGCACAGTGATACCCTGTATTGGAGAAAGCGTTTAGATGCCGTACAAAGACCTGGAAATAAGACGTCAAAAGCAAAAAACGTACTCAAAAAGAAGCTACGAAAAAAATAAAAAAGACGTTATTCAAAAAATAAACGCAAAGAAAAAGGTACACAAAACGTGGTTTACAAACTTTAAAAAAGAGTTATCTTGCGTAACTTGTGGGTACGACCACCCCGCTGCACTGGATTTTCACCACGTAGAACAGAAGAAAACAAATAGAAAAATACACGAATTAGTGAGTGACGGGCATACCAAAAAGCGCATATTGGAAGAAATAGAAAAATGTGTGGTTTTGTGCTCTAACTGCCATCGAATCCATCACCACGATGAGAGGCAGATCAAAAAACAGAAAAGACTTGCAAAGAAGAAAAAAAAGAGTAATATCTAGGAAACCGGGGATATTCCGGCTTATTAGACTGCCCCGGCAGACGCATACAAGACTAATAAGCTTAACTTTGTATGAAGGAAAATCTATCATGGCATTAACCACGTTCTCCGGCCCAGTCAAATCATTAAACGGTTTTATTGGCGGAACCCCAACAGATCCAATCATAGTAACTACTGCTGACAACATTTCTGAATCTTACGCTACGACATCTGCCACTACTGGCGATACACGTCTTAGCTACAACAAGCTAACATTTACCTCAACAGGCTCTGGCGAAACATTGCGTGCTTTCTCTGTTGTTACAGGCACAAACGCTGCAACAGCCGGCACAATCAATGGCGCTCACATTTCTTTAAGTGTTGACGGCGCATCAGCCACTATTTCTGGCGCAGCTAACGCAATCCGCGCTACTTTAGGTGGTTCAGACGCTACCCCAGGCGGCACATTGGCTGTTATTCAGTTGGACACCGCTTACACAGTTAATGCAACTTTG